AACAGCTTTCGCTGTTCTCGGGGGAGTTTAACTTCTCCGTGGCCCTTGTAGACAATTAGACACTGTCTATTTAGGGTATCTCGTCTTAGTCTCAGCCTACCTAGGAGGTCGTACCTCTTATAGCTGACCTAATAACCCTAGCTTTGGAGTTGGTAATGCGCAACGGGATCCCTCGTCTTGAGGGCGTCCGACCGAGAGGTCGGAGGGATGATCGTAGTTCGAAATCCTACGATTTTTCCCAGCTCGAATTAGTAAAAACGAAGCGCACGCCCATTTCAGTTCATACAACTGAGTGGAGTGCGTTTCGCAATACTGATGCGAATGGAATCGCTTCTTCTCAGGCCGATCATATCGTCTCTGAGAATTTCGGGCTTTACTTGAATACCTTTATCGGTGTTCAAGATCCTTTCTGGCGCGACAAAGTGAAGAAGGGTCAGAGTGCCACTACTAACTGTAGTGGTACTCGCCTTTCCTATTCTCTTGGTTTCTACTCCCTTAGGGGAGCGAGCAAGAGTACTTTGCCCAACAATCATACATCAACCTTTGTGGAACAGTGGGGATACAATCATGTATCCTCTACCCCACCTACGATTGATGTACCATCTGCTAGTGTTATAACTGATGTCACGAACCGTGCTATACGAAAGCTTGTTGACCGTATAGACGCTGCAAGAAGTAGCGTTGAATCCGGTCAAGACTTTGGTGAATATCATCAAAGTTTGCGATCGTTCCTCCGTCCTGTTGACTCCTTAAAACAATATGTGCTTTCTTACTTCCCGCTCGTCAAGAAACGAACGCGAGGCATGAGGGGGCATAATATTGCTAAGGTAGTCGCGGACACATACCTTGAGTGGCATTTTGGTTGGAAGCCTCTAGCCGAGGACGTCGCTGATGCGTACTCCGGTTTAACCGGTAATACACATCTTGACGTCGTTCCCGTCTATGCTTCTGCTCGTATGCCATTTTCTTCCACCGTTTCTGCTCCTGCGAGTCTCGCGACTCTCGGTCCAGTAACGGCAAAATACAGAACTCGAATGATATCCGAGTATTCTGTTCGGTTCAAGGGTGCTGTGAGGACAGGTTGTTCGGTATCGGGTCTCTTACCTACGGAGGCTGTGTTGCAGTTGGATCTGCCACACTTCCTTCCGACGGTTTGGGACCTGGTTCCGTACTCCTTTATAGCTGACTATTTCGTCAATATTGGCGATATAATCAAATGCTGGAGTTGTGGTACAAGGAATCTGGCGTGGGTGCAACGAACCACTAGGACGATTACACGTCGTGTAATCGATACTTATGGCGAGGTGCAACTGCCCCTGAGTCCAAATACCGTCCTTACGGATACTCCAGGTTTCGGTTCGCACGATGAGGTAATTCGTACGGATTTTGCACGGCTCAGGATTGATGATCCGGGTACCATTCGGCCTTCGTTGGAGTTTCATCTTCCAACTAGCCCTTGGCCCTACATCAATCTTGGTGCCTTGCTTTTATCCGGTGGGTTGCCTCTTCAGTCGCAGCTTCTAAAGGCTTATCGCTCTTAGTGGCTGTTTAACCATTACTTCCCTTTAGTGAGCAACAATGTCACTCACAGTCAGCTCTCCCGTAACAGGGAGTGCTCAAACAGGGTTTACGTCCCCGACGTATACCTTGGTAGCAGACGTGGCTCCGACGAGTTCCGGCAAACAGTATGCAGTTTCCGCCATAGGCGGCACTCAGGCTGGTGTCGATTCTTCGTCTACGCCTAGTCGTCCGTTTACCTGGCTCGGCTCTCGGCCTGCGGTCCTTAAAGGACTTCAGCCAGTCGATCCGGTGACGGGTATCCTGAAAAGCGTTCCGCGTAACGTTTATTCGATTAGCGTTAAGAAAGGCGTGACACCTCTTGCAGGTCAAGCTTCCGTGCCGGCTTCATACCGGCTCGATTGCTCTGTTCCTGCAGGAGCTGATAGCGCCGACGCTGCGAATCTACGTGCGGCCCTGTCGTTGCTTATTGGAAGTCTTAATCAGATTTCCAGTAGCCTCGGCGACACCCTAGTGACTGGGATCATCTAGTGATAGGTGGTTCCGGTCTCTTAGGTGGCTAAACTTCCCAACCATGGCATCTTAAAGACTCCTTAGGAGCTTTTGATGATAAATCATGATTCAGGAAATTCGGGAGTGGTTTCGGAGCCACTCGGCCGCGATTCTCTTGACTACCGTAGCTCTTCAGAATTCGCACCTTTTGGGTTCGAAGGCCGAAGCAGTACTTGCGGTCGTCTCGGGAGTCTTCAACGCGCTGGCTGGAAACTAATCTGTCTTCAGCCTAGGGAGCAACTTGATCTCCTTCGAGCTTCTTCTAATATCGTCTGGCGCCCTCTGGATCGGCTGAAGCCGACCCAGGGAGTTCCAGTTCACGCCATCTTTTTTAGAGGGTGTGAGATATTTGGGGCTCGTTTTCTTGGGGGGGGTCGTAAAGACTTTTTCCAAGAGAAGTTTCAAGTTGTCTTCCGTGCCCTCGTGACAGATGATAGGGCTCGCTTCCTCTCTGAGGAGGCCTCCTATTATCTTAACGATTACTTTGGGGTCGTTCCTACGGCTCCTCGACTTGGTGTTTTAACTCCAGGTAGGGGTGCTTCGGACGGATATATCTCTCTCTTACGAGCGGGATGTATCTTTAAAACCCTTGGGTTTTAGGGCTTTTCGCTTTGAAGGAGGGCTATCATGGGTTTAACCCCTGACGCTCTTTATTCCTCCGTATTTAGCGACGTTCAGTATCTTTTGCCTTTCGGCCCAGTAGGCCTTGGCGAGATACCTCCAGACGCTACCTATAAGCAATTCGCGGCGGCTCATCTCTTGGCGAACGTGAGGAAGAAGTTCCTCGCTGACGTCTCGAGTGATGCTGACGATGTTGCCCTTGGGAAGTTCATTGCATCAAATAAAAAGTGCAATGACTGGAAGTTGCCAGACTGTTCTATGATTGATCATTGGCTTCTTTGCGAGTTTCGCAAGGAAATCGATGATTTCTTTCACCCAGCTGGCGAGCTCCTATTCTCTTCTTATTTTGACATTGTCGAAAGAGGAAGGGTAGGTCCTGGTGCTGCAGTCTTGAGCCGAGGTGGCAGTTTATATGCCAAACTCTTCTCATCACCGCTCACCACTACGTCGCAAGATCTGAACTCCGTGTTCAGCAACTACTTTGAGTGGTACCCAGTTTTCTCCGAGGCGCTTGCCGAGCGCCAGAGGAAATATGGGGCTGCCAAGGTAGTTGACGGTAGTCAGGTTCGCTTCGTCCCTAAAACGTCGGACTGTAGCCGCATGATATGTGTCGAACCCTCTCTGAATATGTTTTTTCAGTTAGGGGTCGGCGCAATTCTTGAAGACCGCCTCAAGAGTCACTTTAATGTGTCTCTTGCGGACCAGCCTTTCAAGAACAGGCGGCTAGCTCAGATTGGAAGTAAGAGCGGTCGATTTGCAACGATCGATCTTAGCTCCGCTTCTGATTCAATCTCCTGTAATATGCTTGCGTGGGCCCTTCCTAGGTGGTTCTTTGACACCTTAGTTGAGCTGCGTTCGCCTGTGACCGAGATTAGAGGTAAAAAAACTGAGTTTGTCGATGATCTCATCTATGGGGAATGGTTTTACCTTTCCCCTAGAAACGATCATCTTCTCAGCCCTAGTACGCGCATCTTACCGTGTTTGTGGTGTGAGAGAGGAAATGCTCTCGTTACCTGAACAAAGGTATAAGGGTTGGAACTGGGCGGTCTTTGGAGACGATATCATCGTGGAAAGTTCAACTTTCCGCGCTGTGACTCGCCTTATCGACCTACTCGGCTTCTCCCTTAATGCACGTAAGACCTTCAACGAAGGTCCGTTCCGTGAATCTTGCGGGGCTGACTGGTTTTCCGGTCAACCCGTGCGTCCAGTTTTCGTAAAGAAGCTGGATTCACTGCAAGACATCATGGTCGCTATTAACACTCTAAATGAGTGGACTGCTTATACTGGTATATGCCTTAGGCATACCTGTCAGTGGTTACTGTCAGGCATTAGGACGAAGACCTCTTCGCTCTTTGTGCCTCGATACGAGAACGCTGATTCTGGTATAAAGGTCCCCTTATCTTATCTACCCTCGTCCTCAATGGTTTACGACAGGAATAAATCCCTGTTGTACAGGCCGTTTCGACCTGTCCCCAAGAAGATAAAGGTAGGTGATGGGAGCGTTTCTACTCCCAGGGGTGTGAAGGAGCTTATGTGGAACCCTGGAGGGCTTCACATTAGTTTCCTATATGGCGAGTTAGAGTCCTATGGCATATCTGTCAGGCATGGCAGACCTTGCTATAGACGAAGCAGTCGTCCCAGTCCCTATTGGGATTGGGATGACAATGCCGACTTGCTAAGGAACGACAAGTCGGATCGGCAACGGTGGGAAAC